AATTATTGCCGATGGCGTTGTACTAACAACTGATTTTAAATTGACCTGTTTGACCTCGCAGTTTGGAAACCTTTTGCATAGCGACAAGGTAACTGTTGATGATGTCAAATACACTGTTAGAAGCGCCAACCTGATGGACGATGGCAAGTTTGTCGAGTTAATGTTGATGAAAGACTAATGGCTACCAGACGCGAGCAAATTTTGGCTCAGATCGCGACGACACTTGCGAGTACCGCTGGTGTTGACGGCAGGGTCTACCGATCAAGGGTTACAGCGTTGGCTAGGGCTGAGTCGCCTGCAGTTATTGTTGAGCCAACGACTGATACTTGCCAGCAGAACACAAGCCTGCCAAAGCTTGATTGGACAATGCGGGTCAGGGTGACGGTAACTATTCGATCCTCTAACGCCTATACGGACGCTGACCCGGTAATTGAATCAATGCACTCTCTGCTTATGGCAGATTTAACGTTAGGCGGGCTATCTATCGACATTCAGCCTGTTATTACTAATTTTGATTTTTTTGATGCGGATCAACCTGCGGGTGTTTTTTCTTGCGATTACGAAGTGCTTTACCGAACACAGGTAGCAGACCTTAGTTCCTATTAAGGTTTAAGCAGTTGCAAGGATTACGATGAAAGACGAGTATCACGGTCAAGGTGGGTCGTATCTTCTCGATCCAGAAACCGGAAAACGCACTCTGATTCAGCGAACACTTCCCGCCGACCCCCCACAAGAAAATGGCACCACTTCTGCTACGGAAACGACTGATTCTGGTAGAGACAGAATCAACTTACGGAACGGACCCAGCCCCACTCGGAACCGACGCGATTCTGGTAAGGGATCTGAATATCACTCCTCAGCAGAGTGATGTTGTCAGTCGAGACTTGATTCGTCCTTATCTGGGCGCTTCGGAGCAGCTCTTGGCCAACACTCGCGTTGAATGCACTTTCAGCGTTGAGCTGGCTGGATCTGGCACCGCCGGTACTGCCCCTCAGTACGGCAGAGCCTTGAAAGCTTGTGGCCTTAGCGAAACTGTTGCGGCTGGTACTTCAGTAACCTATGCGCCAGTAAGCGCGTCTTTCAGTTCAGTCACCATTCACTACAACATTGATGGTGTTCGTCACAAGGTGACTGGTGCCAGAGGAACATTCACTCTGAATGGATCCGTTGGAGAAATTCCTACGATTGACTTCACGTTTACTGGTATCTACAACGCTCCTGACGATTCAGCATTGCCTAGCGTCACTTACGCAAACCAGGCAACACCGCTGATCTTCAAGAATGGCAACACTGACACCTTTTCCTTGCTTTCCTACTCTGGCTGCTTGCAGTCATTGAGCTTGGACATCGGCAATACGGTCGTCTATCGCGAACTGATTGGTTGCGACAAAGAAGTGATTATTACTGATCGCAACGCAAGCGGTAGCGTGAGCATTGAGATGATCTCAATTGCCACGAAGGATTACTTCTCTGCTGCCTTAACTGACGGCACGCTGGGTAACCTTACGTTCCAACACGGCACCACGGCTGGGAACATTGTTGATTTTGCTAGCACCAAGATCGACATCGGAGACGTGAGTTATGGCGACCAGGACGGCATTGCGATGCTGAACATCCCATACACCGCGATCCCCTCTACAGCAGGTAACGACGAGTTCAGCTTGGTGTACACTTGATCTGAACAGATGGGTTTCCGAGGCCGTGTTGGAGAGCACGGCCTTTTTTATTGTTGTAAGCTGATTGCAGTTAAATCTGTTAAATGGCTTTCGTTCGCAAAAAGGTCAAAACCTTCAAATGGCCTGTAAAAGTCGAAGAGCCTGCTGATGGTGGCGTTTTTGAGACTTCGACTTTTGATGCGGTCTTTAAGCGGGTGCCAAGGTCTGAGTTTCAAAAGCTTGCCGACAAGGGCGATTTTGACCTGCTCAAAACTGTACTGATTGGATGGGAAGGTATCGAAGACGAAGAGGGGAAGCCCGTACCGTTCGGTCAGGCAACGATGAAAGAATTTGCTGATGACGCTTATTGGATTCGCGGTGTTTTGCAGGCTTATACCGAGACATTCGAGGGAGCCAAGCTGGGAAACTAAAAGGTGCCGTTGAGTATTGGGCGAAAGGCGGCAAGAGGCTAGATGATAAAAGTGGTGATGATGCGGCGGCGTTTGGATTGAAGCTGCAGCGTCAGGCCGCGCCGGAAGAGGAGCACTTTGAGGTATGGGAGGAGAATTGGGAAACATTGATGATGTTTCTGCGAATGCAAACGCAATGGACTGTCACGATGGGAGGTTACGTTGGATTGAAGTATGAGGTTTTGCTGGGTGCGTCAGGACTGATGTCCCTTTATGATGTAGAGAATCCCCGTGAGATGCTGGAGGATCTTCAGGTAATGGAAGTCGCAGCCCTCACAGAACTGAACAAGTCGAATAAGTAATGGCAAGTAACGAGACCGTCCTAAAGATTAAGGCCCAGGTTGATGGCTTGCAGGGGCTTGAAAAACTCAAGTCTGCAATGAAGAGGGTTTCAGCTGAAGCTGATGGTGCTGAAAACAATTTTTCAGAATTAATTCAAAAATTAAGACAACTTCAGTCTTCATCAGTTAAATCATTAAATAACTTAAACGCTCAAAGAGATGCGTTTGAAGCTTTGAGGCGTTCTGTTGACGTAACAAGCAAGGAGTTCAAAGAAGCTAGGGCTGAGATTGAGAAGATAGACAGAGCCTTGAAAGAGGCTAGCGGCACTGTCGTTAAATATTCCAAAAACTCAATCAATGCTCTTCGTGCTCAGAAAAATGAACTGTTAGCCGTAAGGGATTCTGCTGACCTCATGAGCAAAGAGTTCAAGGAGGCGGGGGTTGAGCTTGCCAAATTGGACAAGAAGCTTGCCAAGGCTGAGGGCAGGGGTCGCGGTGGGAGGCTTAGGGCTGGCGCACAGATTGCAGGTACTGTCGCAGGTGCTGGTGTGTTTGGCGGACCTGAAGGCGCGATTGGAGCTTTAGGCGGCGGCTTGATAGGCGGAGTCGGAGGTGCAGTGCTAGGCGGCGCACTTGGAGCACAGGTGGGGCAGTTAAGAAAAGCAGCTGGTGGCGTTGCGGAATATGTAGCTGAATTGAACCTGGCAAAAGGTGCCCTTGGCGGGGTGTCTAAAGATATTGTTGAGTACAACCAAAATCTTGATTTTGCTAGAGAGATCAGTAAAAAATACGCAATTAGGCTTATCGATGTAGTCAAAGGTTTGACGGGTGTCACCGCTGCTGCAAAAGCAAATAACCTTACCGTCAAGCAAACTCAAGCGATTTACGAGGGTATTACCGTTTCTGGCGTTGCCGCAGGTAAGTCTCAAGAAGATTTGCAGGCATTGTTTCTCGCTACAACTCAGGTTCTGAGTAAGGGCAAGGCTAGTGCTGAAGAAATTTCCGGGCAAATCGGTGAACGCATTCCAGGTGCCGTGGCAAAATTTGCTGCTGCGAACAAGATCAGCCTTCAGGATTTAGCAGAACAATTCAAGAAGGGAGAGGTGACAATTGCAAAATTCGTCAGATTCACCGAGCAGCAGGGTGAGGATTATGCAGAGGTTGCTGAGTCTTTAGCCAGTGGCCCTGAAAAGGCAGGAGTCAGGCTTCAAATTGCGCTTGATGAGGCGAGTGAAGCTTATGGTGGATTCTTCTTGAAAACAGGTGCAGGTTTTCAAGACTACTTGACGAATCTTGTAGATTTTGTTATTAAAAACGAAGAACAGTTCAAAATTTTACTAGCAAAAGTAATTATTTTTGCGAAAGATGTTTACGATACATTCGCCGGTCTGGGCAAGAGCATTTGGCAAATATTTGGAGGGCTCTTCAAGGGCATAGGCAAATTAATAATTGATTTCTCACGGGCGACCTCAGCTTTGTATAGGCAGCAAGATCTAGAGGCTCTTGTTAGGGAGAAAGGACTAAAGCCAAACGATATAAGAAGGCAGGCTTTTAACCAAATGCAACAGGAATCAGGAGATCTTCTTGCTCCTTACAAGGACAGAGGAGCACTCAATGACCTTTACAACAAGTTGTTAGCAGATGCTGCCGGAGTTGACAGAACTAATGAAGAGAATCGACTGGCGAAGATCTTAGAGGGCTTCGGTGAATATACTCCCCCCGCATTTGCCAAGCCTGGTCAAACCGCTCCCCCTACTGCCGCCGACCTTGATGGCAATGGGGACGGTAAAACTTCAGGCGGAAGTGGTATCGACAAAGCCCTTATAGCAAGGAACGCGGCGTTGAAATTGTCTGAAATTCTTGACAGACAGCTGCGCGATATTGCGCTGAAAACAGAAGGGATTGGAGCCTCCGCTGAACAAGCTATTGAGAATAAGTTTTCCGAAGCTTTTAACAAGGCAGGTGACAAAACAAATGATCTCAGGGCAAAGTTGGCTGATTACGAAGCTAAAGCAGGTCAAGCCTTTCCTGAAATTACCGGCAAAATCAACGAACTAGAGCTTGCTCTTTTTGATGCTGCTGATGCGCAAAGAGCCTTTGCCATGCAAGAGCTTGCAGATAAAAGGTTTGGCGAAAAACTCAAAGGTTATGGTTTCAGTGGAGAAGCTCTCGACGCTGGAGGAAAGATTTTTGCAAGTGGTGCGCTGGATCAACAAGCATTCCCTACTGGTATTGATAGCATTCTGAACCCAAGCAAAATAACCGTAGCGATTCAGGAACTAAAAAAAGGTCTTGAAGAATTAACTAATCCAGCGAATCAGGTTATTGGTGCC